AGGCGAATGACATTACGCAGCGCGGACAGGAGCGCGAGTCTGCTGCCCCTCAGGAGCGTCGTGATGTGTGGATCCAGATGGCACTTGGCGAGTATGACGATCCGGCTTGGGATGGCTACGAGTCTCCGTTTACGCGTGAGCAGTTGGGGCGGATGTCGGATTACGAGTTGGCGAATGCTGCTTACGGCACTCACACGAGTAGTATCTCTGCTTTGTTTGAGGCTGCTAAGAATGACTTCAAGAAGATTGGGGCCATGCCTGCTGCTCTTGGTGCGCTTTCTAAGCAGATTGAGAACTCTAAGGACACCGGAGATTTCCGTGGTCTAGGGAATATGGCTGAGTTCCTTGTCCGGCAGGGCGTGTCGAACATGGTTGCTTTGAGCAAGGCTAATATTTATGTGATGACTGGTGGGCAGGCCGGTAATTATGAGGATCTTGTCCGCGCTTTGAAGGCTGAGCCTATCCTTACTGGTCTTGATGTTGCGTCTACGGCAACGATTTATGGTAAGGCTGCGACGTTTGGCTTGAAGTCTGGTGGTGCTCTTACTAAGGCTGGTGCTCTTGCTGGTCGCGTACCGGGTGCTGCTCGTGCCGGTGAGGCGATTGCTGGTAAGGCGGGCAAACTTGCGTATGGGGAACGTTTGGGCGCTCCGCTTATTCGCGGACAGGAGGGGCCGTCTGGTGTTGTTGGCGCTCCGGCTCTTGGCGCTCCGCTCCGCGCTGCCGCTTCTGCTGGTCGTGGCCTTCGCCGCATCGCTGACGTACAGGAAGTACAGGTACGAGACCCGGCCCTAAGCGCCCTTAGTGATGTCACTGGTGTGCAGATCGGCGCTGACCGAACGTTCCGCCCATCGTCTTCCTTCTTCTCCAAGGCTTCTTCCCTGCTGCGCAAGCGGCTCTACGAGGGAACTAACCCAGTGTCTCGCGCTATCTTCAAGCGTGGAGAGGTCGCTGACGCTAGCAAGTTCCGAGCAATTACTTCAGCGGTCGTTGAGGAGTTGGGTACGGAGCGAGCGGCTCCTGTGGTTAAGGCGTTCAAGGAGATCTTTGACGAGAGTCCCGATCTTGCGGTGCGTGTGATGTGGGATTTGAGTGGTGCGGAGTCTGTCCAGTTGCCCTCTGGTTTGGGCGGCAAGGTTATCCAGTTGACTCCGGGTAAGCGCGCTGACGAGTTGGAGAGCATCCTTGCTGGGAAGTTCTGGGTTAAGCAGGGCGGCAAGGAAGGCGATGATGTTTTTAGGTTTAGTGATGAGTCTCCGGGTGAGGACTGGAAGAACGTTGTAGCCCAAAAGCCTAAGGGTCTTGACAAGACTAGGGTTATTCAACTAAACGACATTGAGCGGTCGAACATTGAGCAGAACATTCTTCTGCTTCGTAGGATTGACGAGTTCCCTGAGGAGACTGTTGCGCTGGCAAAGGAGCGCCTTGAGGCTCCCTACCGTGAGCAGTTTGGCGAGACCATTGGTAAGCGTATCGGCGGCCGTAAGGCTCCTGATGGTTCGCTTGTCAGCACAATTGAAACGCAGGAACTGCAGAACATGCGTTATATGGATTCTCTTGATGTGGATATTGATCGTCGTGTTGCGGATATTGATCCTTCGGTTCAGGCAAGGCTGCGGTCTAATCTTGGAATTGGCGCTCCGACTGGATTGAATCGTCGGGCGCTTGCTGGCGTTGCTCGTCTTCAGGATGAGACCATTGCTCGTTTGATGCCGCTTGTTGGTGACGAGTTCCGTGCTGAGATTGAGAAGATTCTTGGCGAAGAAAAGTTGAACATTGAGAAGCGCCTTACCGAACTGCAAGGTCAGCGTGATGCTTCTCTTGAGGCCCAGAAGGTTGTGTCTGAGGTTAGCGATGCGCTGCTTCCCGAGTTGGAGTTGGAGGTCAGACTTCTTGAGGAGAAACTTGGAATTCTTAATGCTGAGAATCCTGCGATTGTCAGGCTCACTTCGGAGGAGGCGTATGACTTTGCTTCTAAGGCTGTGGATTTTTGGAAGGGCTTGTTCAAGAAGACGCCCAGTAGTCCCGATGCTGCTAACAAAGTCGGTTGGGACGAATCGGTTGCCTTCATCGCCCCCGGCGATGCGCTTGTGGAGAAGACCGGCGATGCGACTGGAAGCAACACTGGTGGTGTGTCTGGTTTTTGGACTGGAAAAGACGGGACTAAACTTTATGTAAAGGAATACGACAATAAGGCTCAGGCAATTGGCGAGGTTATTGCTAATGAGATTTATCGTCGTCTTGGTATTTCTTCTCCGGTAAGCAAGATTGTTGGATCTAAGTATGGTTTTAATGGTGCTGTTGGTAACGAGATTGTTCCTGTTTGGAAGTTTGATGGAAATAGTTTTGATCCGGACGAAATTAAGTCTCTTTCCGAAAAGGTTACTAACGGTATTGTTGCTGACCTGTGGCTTGCTAACTGGGATGCTGTTGGGCAGGGTCTTGAGAATATTGGGATTAAGCAGGGAGAACTTGGTGGCCCAATCAGGATTGATCAGGGTGGCGCTCTCTTTCATCGCGCTCAGGGGGAACTGAAGACTACTGAGCAACTAGAAAACTTCGACATTGAAGATTTTGTAACCCAAAATCCTAACTACAAAATAGTTATTAACAATGCTGGTTATGAGACTGTTCGCGAAATTGATGGTCTTGCCCTGCAACTTCTTTCCATCCATAAACTTATTGACGATTCTGGTGGCATTGAAAGTTTTGTAGATGAACTTACGAGGCCGTTCGAACTCCCCCCCACATACGCAAGTAGCCTAGTCAATCTTCTAAAGAAAAGGCTTGCTGTACTTGATAAGCAGATCAAGATTTCTGATGATGATTTGGCAACGTGGGAAAAGTATTTTGTTAAGCCTGATGACGAGGCCAAGGCTGCTAGTGCTGTCGATGTGGCCGATACGGATGTTCCACCCATTAGGCAGTCAAAGATTTCAAAGATGAAGTCGGCGCTTAGTTGGTACATGGGTTCTGGGCATTACTCAATCAACAATGCTCTTCGTGGCAAGACCAGCATGAACGCCGAAAAGCAAGCAGCCGTTAGCGCACTTGACGATCTTTTCGATCTTGCTCCGAGGACTGAGAAGCCTATGGTTCTTTTCCGCGGAATTGGCGAGAAGGACGAGTACGACAATATTGTTCCGGGTGACACTCTTTCCGATAATGCTTTCATTTCTACGTCTTTTGATCCTAAAATTGCTGAGAGTTTTGGAGATGCTAAGCATCCGCAGGGAATTGTTCTAGAGATTTATTTGCCTGAGGGAAGCAAGGCTGTATACGGGCGCGGCGCTAGTGATGAATCGACTGGCAACCTCAGCCCGAACAATTGGGGTGGTGGCGAGAACGAGGTTATTCTCCCTCGCGGTACAGAGTTCTACATTGTTGATGTTGCGAACTATCCAAGTGGTGCAAAGATTGCTCGCGCCTATGCGATCACCCCGGGAAGTGAGTTTTCGGTTGAGGATGTTCCAGAGTTTGGTGGAACCAAGCAGAAGGCGTTCATAGAAAAGAAACTTGCTAAGAAATATGATGAGAGGGATAAGTTGAGTTCGTTGAAGGAATTTGATGAACTTGCCTCCTCTTACGAAGATATCGTGAAGCAAATTCAAGTTGCTGATGCTGAGTACGGAAGGATCAGGGCTGCCCAAGAGGATATTGACATGATCGCTGAGTCGCTTATGCGTGATGTGATTGAGTCTGGCGCTATCCCCACGGGTGCTCGCGTTCATATCCCCACGCTGGGTAGTCCCGAGGGTGCGAGGAAGACGCCGCTTCCCGAGGAGGCGCTTGCTGGTCGCGGCCGCCGCCGTGAAATGCGTAACGTTTATACGGGCCAGTTTGCTTTGCTTGGTTCGTCTAAGGATCTTGAGCGGTTCTCTGGTGCGCTTGCTCGTAATCTCCGCATTCCGTTTATTGCGTTTGAATCGGTGACGCGGTTTACTGATTACCTTATGCGCACTGGTACTACGATCAAGTTTTCTAAGGTTGAGGGTGAGTTTGAAAAGCAGAAGGCCGATCTTCTTGAGGCTGGTCTTATTAACGGCAATGGCGAATTGGGATCCGATTACGTCATTCTTCCTATTAATGAGAAGACCGGGTTCCTTGACGCTAAGTCGTTTAAGAAACTTGATTTCACGCAAGCGGAAAAGGTCGGCACTGCGGGGCGAAGTGATGCTGGTGTTGATGATGCGCAGATTGCTCAGATTTTTAAAGAAGCGTTGGACTCTAACGCGTTTAGGAATCTTGATGAAATTCAGCCGGACACTCGTGTTGTAATTCTTAGCAAGAAGCGCCTTGAGTCTTTGAGGAGCGAGATGGAGGCAGCGGCTAAGCAGCCGGGCCTTCTCCGCAGGATTACGCGTCAGTGGGTGCGCTTTACTTTGACGACACTTCCTCGTACTCCTATTGCCAACGTTGTCGGTTCGGGACTCTTGTCTGCTCTGGGCGGTGGACTTGGCGGGTACGCCGAGGCGATGAGGATTATCCATCGTGGCAGTGCTCCACCAGAGTTGTTGAACAATGGTTTTGCTGGGATGTTTGATGAGGGTGGCGACCTTGTTGTTTCGCCCGAGGGTGGACGCTTCCTCCTTGCTCAGCGGTACATGAATTACCTGTATTACTACAATGTGATGGGCGAAGACCTTGCTCGCTTGTCTGTGTTTATGCAGACCATGAAGCGTGGTGTTAAGGATCCTGCTGCGCGGAAGAAGATTGATGCTGAACTTGCGGAGGTTATGGATCTGAATGATTCGTTCCAGACTCTCCTTGATGCTGTTGCGCGTGGAGAGTTTGCGAATGGGAAGGCTCTTACGCCAGAGTTGATTCGTATTCGTAATGACGCGTTGGATAAGGCTGACGATTTCCTTGGTGGCGCGAGGGGCTTGACGAGCCGTCAGCGTACGATCACTACAATCGTTCCGTTCTGGATGTGGTACAAGCATATCTTTAAGTTGTACTTCTATACGCTTCCGTTCAAGTATCCGGGGCGCTCCCTCACGCTGAACGCTATGGCTCGTCTTGGTGCCGAGGAGTCTGCGCGTAACGGCTTTTACGATTCGTTCTACGAGGACGCGATTAAGATTGGTGAAGAGGTTCGTGGTCAGAATATTTACTCTAGGGGACTGACCACCAACATCTTCCCGTTCAACTTTGGTGGCGCGTTGGAGTACGACGAGGGCGCTCCGGGTGTTCAGTTCGCGTTGTCTAATATTGCTCCGACGCTTACTGTTCCCGCTCGCCTTGCTGGTATTGGGATCCCGGGCGCTCCGATTATTGGGGCCGGTGGTGAGCGCCTTAATCCGGGCGACGTGTTTGCCCCGGGGTATGGTGAGGCTGCTGTTGCTGAGGCTGAGAAGTTGTTTGCTCCGCTTGGTCTAGTGCAAAGCACCATTGCTCCGCGTTCTAGTTTGGCCTTTGATGCGTATCGTTTTGCTACTGGTCAGCCTCTGCCTGAGGCGCAGCAGCGTGGCGAGGGAGAGCAGTACGCTGTTACGCCTCGCGGCATTGGTGGCCTCGGCCTTTCCCGGTCTGTGCTTGACGCGTTCACGCGTAGTTTTGGTGTGAACATTGTCCGCACTCCTGTGCGTGGGCCTGTCGCTGAGCGGCGCATCACGGATGAGCAGGCTCGCCTTGAGGAAGAGGCTCGTAAGCGGTATCGGGAAAGCCTTGGGCTAGACTACTGATATGGCTACATACTTTAGTGACATTGCTCCTACGCTAGCGAAGCGAAGTAAGTTGGATATTCGCATGCCGCTCAAGGACGCGGATGCCGATAGGTCTATTGTTATTCCGAGTGACCCACAGTTTGATGCTAACGCTGGGTCTGCCCCCGCTGGCATTCCTTATGGTGGCGCGCAGGATAGTCGCGTCTTTAATATTGGCGGCTACCCTGTGGCTAAGAGGGGCAACATTATTGGTAGGCCCGGTGCTGGTACGCACAGTATGGGCAACTGGGAGTCGGATAACGCTATTGATATTGCGACGAAGGATGGGACTCCGATCCTCGCTACGCAGGACGGGACTATCTCTAAGACGTTTGCTAGCAGCATGGATCCGAAAAGTCGGATGGCTGGTGTGCAGGTACATTTTAATACTGGTGATAACGAATGGTTCTACACTCACCTGTCTCGCCTTGCCGGTGGAATTAAGGCTGGCACGAAGGTAAAGAAGGGTCAGGTTATCGGCTATAGTGGTAGTGCTAACGGGGTTGGGCATCTTCATCTTGGTGTGAAGAATGGCAACCCTTTGGATCTCTTGGGGCTTCGGTGAGTGAGAGCGAAAACATTGCCATTGTACTTCACAGGCTTGACCAGTTGAAGGCTCAGTTGGATCAGATCCACCTTGAAGTTAAGAAGACGAATGGAAGGGTTACGTCTCTTGAGATGGAGAATGCTAAGTGGAAAGGTTTCGCCGAGGGGCGTAGACTTCATGGCATGATCGCGGCGAGTGTAGTAAGCGGAGGCATTCTTGCTGCTATCATCTGGTTTGTTTCAACAGCGATTTAGTACACCCGACTGGAGAAGAAATGCGTACTCTGATTCTGACTTCGCCCGTGATGCGCGGCGAGGATGTTCGTCTTGCGCAGCGCAGGCTAAACAACTTTGATTGTTACGCTGGCCCAGAGGATGGCATCTTTGGTGAGCAGACGGCTCGCGCTTGTTCGCAGGCTAAGTGGATCCTTGGTTATGCGAACAAGGATGTAAAGCCGATCTATGGTGACACGCTAAACGATTACCTGCTTGGTTTTAAGAAGCCGAGCATCCTTATGCGTCGTCGCGCAAGTAGCCGCGCCAGTAGCAAGTCTCTTGGCGAGAAGGCTTTGCGTGTGGCGCGCGCTTACGTTGGTACTAAGGAGAATCCGCCCGGTTCAAATCGGGTGATGTTCTCTGAGTGGTACGGGATCATCGGGCCGTGGTGCATGATGTTTGTTACCTACTGCTTTGTTGAGGCTGGCAGCAAGGCGTTCAAGCGCGGGTCTCGCTGGGCGTACTGCCCGTTCGCTGTTGAGGACGCTCGTCTCCAGCGGGGGACAAGCATTGTTCCGCGCGGTCAGGAGCGGTCTGGTGATGTTGTGTTCTTCTCGTGGAAGCGTGATAAGTTCCCCGTCCATGTCGGTATCCTTATCAGCGCAAACAAGAACGGAACTATTCTCACAATTGAGGGGAACACTAGCGTTGACAGCGCCTCGGATGGTGGCGAGGTTCAGATCCGGACGCGGGACATTGCGGATGTTGTCTGCTTTGTGCGGGTGGCTGCGTAATGCGTCTGCTCCGCGTACGCGAGAACTTCTCTAAGTCCGCTCCGTATGTGAACCTCTATCCGATTGGCGACACGCACCTTGGTGCCGTCGATACGGATGAGGCTACGCTGCGAGCCGACGTCAAGAAGATTGCTGAAGACCCTCACGCTCGCATCATCTTCATGGGCGACTGTGGTGATTGCATCACGCATCGTGATCCGCGCTTCGCTGCTGGCATGTGGGCGCAGCGTTACATCGAAGCGATGCATCATGAGGGTGGCGTGATTACTGAGACGGTTGAGCATGTGGCAGAAATCTTTGATCCTGTTAGGGATAAGATTTGGGCTTGGCTTTCTGGTAACCATGAGCGTACGATTCGTAAGCACACTGATCGTGAGATTGGTAACGAGATCTGTACGCTGCTCGGGATCCAGTCGAAGTACCTTGGGTACGGCGGCTTTGTCCGTGTTGAGTGGAACAGGGACTCTAGTTCTGGTGGGCCGCAGGCGGTCACTGTCATCGATGCTATGCATGGGTGGCAGGGTGGTCGTCGTTCTGGTTCTAAGTTGAATCAGATGGAAGTAGAGTTGTCTTACACGGATGCGGACATGATCCTTCGTGGGCACTCGCACGACCGGGTCGCTCAGGTTGTCCAGTCGCTGCGCGTTGCTCGTGGTGGTGTGCAGGATTGGCCGCGAGTGATTGCCCACACTGGAACGTACAAGCAGGGCTGGGTCGATAGTGGCGACAGTGAAACGCATGATACTTGGGAGGAGACCAAGGGTTTCCGCAAGCGTGGAACTGCTACCACCGGGCCTCCCGTTATCACCATCATCCCTACCCTAACTCTTGATCGTCCTAGTCGTGTGCGCGAGGGCGGTACCTTGAGTGCAAGTGTCAACTACGAAGTGAGGATCTAACATGAATCTGAATCCTAAGATTGCGTCGGCTGGTGTTGCCGGTGCGGCAACGGTGCTGCTGATCTGGCTGCTGAGCCTTGTCGGCATTGACGTTCCCGTTGAGGCGGCGTCTGCCATCACGGTCATCATCGCGTTCGCTGCTGGGTACATTCGCCCGCAGGGTTCGTGGTCGCCCCGTGACTAACGAGTTTCTGCATCGACTTAATCGTCAGGTACTGCAAGCGAGAGAGCGCGTCATCAGTGGCCAGTTGTGGGCTGCCGATGACGCGCTCCGTGATGTGCAGCGTCAGATAAGAATCGAACTATACGGTGACGTTGTGTTGCCGCCGCGTGAGCGTATGCTCAGTCGTGGCCTGTATCGCAACCGCATGCCTCGCACGGAGGAGTAACCCCTACGCGCTGCCAGCAGGGGTACTCGCAGTCATCATCACAGACGCAGTTCGGCGTACTGATCTTGCCGTCCTTGTGCGGAGTCATTCGGACTCTCCGGTTTCCGTCTGTGTTGCTGGGTTTTCCCATGTCTCTAGATTAGCGCGTGTTACCCACATCGCGTTGGCAACCTTCGCTTCGTTCCACGATGCGTCCGGGTCGGTGTACTTGCGGGCGAAGTCGTAGCGCGCTTTGTTCATGGCTAGGTAGAGCACCATGTCGTACGCTTCTTCGCGCATGTTCTCATGGAACGTGTCCCAGCGCCAGTCAAGCCACTCGCCGTCGTGCTCTCGCGAGCCTGCGATGTATCGCTCCTTCAGTACTTCGCGCAGTGTGGCGGGGCGGAGGATATCCCAGATGTGGAACTCCACTACTTCTCTGATTGAACTTTCGATGTGCTTTTCAATGTCGTCCCAGATTTCAGAACTCATCGTCTGCCTCCAGTTCCATTGCAAGCCTTGGGTTTATCTTAGCCATTTGTTCGTAGGTTATTGTGAACTCTGTGCCGTCGTACCTGACGCCTGTCTTTGGGCCTTCCGTCTTGAGCCTCCACATGTGTTCCCTTAGGCTCATGACGGCGTTGTTTCCCTCTGCGCATGAAATGTCACAGTAGTTCTTGTCATTGTATTCGAACGTTACGCTTGGCTGGAGGGGTGCCCCGCACCGTTCGCAGATGTTGAATCCGAGCGGGGGGGATACCGCTCCGAGGAGCCTGTCTCTTTGGCGGAGTAGCCATGCCGGGTCTTCCTTTGCTTGGTGCCTTGCGCGTTCCATCTTGTATCTGTGGTAGCCGGACGGGTTGTCGATGATCATACCCTTGTCCTTATCCTTCTTGACTGCCTCGTCTACCACGAGGGTTAGGATCCTGTCCCGGTACTCGTCATCCATTGCTCTGCAGCCACTTCATGTCTTCGTCGGTGAGTTCGATTGCTTGCAGTGTTTCGATGCGGTGCGCTAGTGCGATGCAGATTGCGTCCCGCTGGTCTTCGGTTGCCGCTTTCCAGATTGGGTTCATCTCTGGGACGTACTCGGTGATGGCGGCGTGGATCCTGTCCTTCATCTTCTCCCCCTCGGGAAGTGTGTAGGTGTTGCGGATGATCTTCTGCCACGTTGTCGGTGCGTACCACTCACTGTTGGGGCCGCATGCGGATGTCACGGCTCCGACGAGTGGGAGTAGTTTCCCACCGAATCCGACTGGTGATTCGATGGCGATGCTGGTGATGTCAACGGACTGGTCGATGATCTCAAGTAGGGATGAGAGTTTGTAGTGGATCTCTACGCACCGCTCGTTCTGCTTCTTCGATTCGATCTTGAACTCTAGTGCGCCTACGTCGCAGAGTTCTCCGATGACAGGGACGATGCCGATGGCGATGCACTTGCTGCTTACGTCGATGCCGACGATTACTGGCGACCTGTCCTCTGGCTCGTCGTGCGCTGGGTAGAGCGCCTCGGCCATGCAGGACGGGCAGTTGCAGACGGGTTCGGTTGTTTCGTTAGCCATGTCTTCCTAGCGTGAACGCGATGATTACTATTGCTACTAGCAGGATGATTGTATCCGTGCCCATTACTTCCACGACCCGTCGCTGTTGAAGCCACGGAATCCGATCATGCTACTGCATACCCAGCCCGTGTGGCCGTAGCCGGGGTAGGTCTTGTCGGCCCACTTGTAGAAGCGCCACGATGCCCAGATCTGTTCGATGGGCGTGGCTTGGTGCATGTCTTCGGGCTGTCCCTTGCGCTTGTGGATATCCCACAGCACATTGGTCATACCGAGGCCACCCTTGAAGGAGTGGTTGTGGGACTGGTGCCATGCGACACCAGCCCACTTACCCTTGCGCCCGGAGGGCTGCTCGCAAGCGCCAATCTTCAGTGCTGTGTCCACCCAGTGCTGGGGTGGCGCTGTCGCTGCTCCGTATGCGGTGTGCTGTCCCCAGATGAATGCGCCGACGATGACGCAGGTGAAGAGCACTCCGCAGATGAAGCCGCGATCCCATTGGTTAGAACGGGATGTCCGCATCAAAGGTCTCCTGTTTGGGGGCAGGGGTCTGTTCCGCGTCGGGCGCTGCGTCTGCTGCGTCGGACGACTTGCGGGGGTCGAACGGGTAGGCGCGCATGACGCTGACTTCGATCTTGCTGCGCTTCTGTCCGTCCTTCTCCCACTGCTGGTACACGAGTTTACCTTCGACGCAGATGCGGCGGCCCTTGGCGCAGTTGGAGATGATCTCTCCGGTCTTGCCGAAGGCAACGCAGTCGATGAAGTTGGTGCGCTCCTGCTCGCTGCCGTCCTTGCTGCGCCACTTCTCGTTGTGGGCGACGGTGAACTTGATGGCTACGCCGTTCGGCTCTGGGTCGCGAACGAGATTGCCGATTAGATATACGCTGTTCATTTGTTCTTGTGCCTTTCAATCAGGGTGTCGATCAGGTACACGGGTGCTGACATGACTTCGATGATCATGCTGGCCGCACAATACAGCACCGTGGTGACGATTACCACACATGGGATACCGATGATTAGATATATGATGTCGCCCATCAGATGCTTCCGATGGGGGTGACGGTTCGGTTCTTGCTGCCGTAGTCGCAGCGGGAGTAGAACTCGCAGTACTTCTCCGAGCATGCCCATGTCCCTCGTCCGAGGGGCGCGAACGAGCCGGACTCGCACGAGTTCTCCATCATGGCGATGGTTGCGCGGGCGTAGCCGTTGGCTAGTTCGATGGTCTTGTCTACGTTCTCGTCCTTGACGTGGATCGTTTCGATGCGGCCGGGTGTCTTGCGGCCAATGTCTACTACGTTCCATCCGCGCCCGACGACTGGCTCGTCCTGTGTCGCGACCATGCCCGCAGTGTAGATGGTCAACTGCTCGTCGATGGCTGCGATCTCATGCGAGTAGCGGCCGCTGCGCTTCTTCATCGTGGACTTGTTGTCGGTGACGATGAGTCCGCCTGCGGCTGCGCTCATTTCGACGAGGTCGATGTTGCCGATGAGTAGCACGTCTGGAGTGAGGCTGTACTCTAGGAAGTGCTGGACGTACTGCACGTCGGTCTCTGCTGCGAGCACAGCGTACTCGCGGATGGCGCTCATCATCTTGCCCATGAGGTCGTCGTCTCCGGCGATGTCGGTCTCGTCGAAGTCTGTGTCTGGTGCGTTCCAGTACTCCAGTGCTGCGCCGATGCCAGCCTCCTCGTCGACGGGCTTGTCGTCCATGCGCTGACGCAGCATCTCGTTCGCTGCCTTGTCGAATGCGCTGCCTACCTTGACGCGGCCGGGCAGGGTGCCCTTGATGCCGTCGACGTAGCGGTACTCGTATGCCTTGGGGCACTGCTTGTACATGCGCATCTGGCTGTACGAAACTAGGGCCATGCCGTCGTCGTTCTTCTTGGGTAGGTTACTCATCGGTTGCGATCTCCTCTAAGTCTTTGATGATCTTGGCTTCGTTGTTGGCGACGAACTCTGCGGGGGTGCCCTCGGGGATGGGCGCTGCCTGAGCCTTGACCCACGCTTCGATGTCGCGCGCTACCTCGGGGTGGTTACCTACCTGCTCTGCGAACAGTTCGAACGTGGTGGCGTTCTCGTCGATGATCCCAC